GATTGTCTTCGAGGAAAGCGCAGCGATCATCCCAGGAACATATTTCATCCCAGGTTTCGCCAGTTTGATTGTCTTGGAAAGTATATCTAGGCATCAATTCTCCATATCAGACATTTTTATTTAGGTAAGACATGAGTTCGTTAATAAACATTCCACGTATATTTGTCGAATTCATTTTATGAACTTTAAGATTTTTTGTTCGAGGTAAAATCATTCTAAACTGAGCTACATTATTTTTTGTAGCGAACCAATCTAGATATTTAACTCTTCTTAGATTATCATGAACAGCTGTGCGTGTTTCAGGACCATAAGCATTAGTTCCATCATATAAGTTACTAACTGATAGATCATCGTTGATAATGAAATCAAAGCCTAAACAAATAAGTTCTCGTTTACCTCGCCTAAGCGCTTCTATCATAGCATTCATACCTGCATTAGAGCGCAATCTAGTAAACGGGTTGAACTCTGGATGCTCAAACTGTTCTTCCATAATAGGATGAATAAATTTTTCTTTAGGAAAATCGCTCTCTTGAATCTCTTCTGTAATAGCCTGATCAATAGCTATTAGCCAGTCAGGTTCAAAATCACGATAGAGAGCGTTACATCCATATATTTCACCGTATGGACGTAGCTGTTCTAAATCGAAGCCTTCTCGAGAAGCACCATTACCTATAATAAATGCTCTATTCGAAGCCCTCGATGTCGTCGTAGTTACCATCTTGTATTGCTCGCTTTATGTTTTGCTTAAAGCGTCTCTTTCGCTCAGAAAGAATTTGCTTTTTACTAACACTTTCAATTGTATTATCACCGTAATCGTCGTTCCAATTTTTACGACGATATGTTTTACCAGTTTTGTGTTTGGTCTGGGATTGCTTCTTGGACCAATTTCTTTGTGATACCATTGTAGGGTAACTTCCCGTCCTTAATCGAGATTAAAAGCTTAGCATCGTGCTTGTCTACTGATTCAAGTAACTCAATAAACATAGTTTCACGACGTAAAGGTTTCATAGCGAGACCTTCACGAGTATTTATAAAGTATTGTAATTTACGTGCTTCATTTTTAAGTACGTTTTGACTATCGATGTGATCAGTAGGATTATATGGTGGAGAACCTGGAGGTAACAACCATTTAATCTTAGAATTAAACGTTAAATCTAGAATAATAGCCATTGCTCTAGATTCTTGTAAATATTGTTGTAGTTTAGCAAGCTTTTCTTTTTTTGTCTTTTGCTTTTCTACATCTTTAAATTGTTCGTGTATGCTTAAATTCATTAGAACTCACTCAAGTTTTCCATAAGGTTTTTCAATTTATTGTTTACAAAATAATTAAACAGACCGCTGCGATCTTTTACTTCATAGTTAGTATAAGCGCTAACAATCTCATCTTGCAACTCTTTAGGTGTCTCAGATAGATCTACAAGCTGTTTATTACGAGCAAAGTTACGTTTAATCTCTTCACTAACATCTCCAGCGGTAAATACATTGGTATTAGCAATCTGTTCAATTAACTTCTTACGCATAGGTTTCTGACGACCACCTGTAACAAAGACTGAGTCAGGCGAAGATATGTTAGGAATACCATCACCTCTGTCGCCTTTAATAATATGCTCTTTCAGATAAAGCTCTGCATCAGCTGTACGAATAAACTTCTTATGTACAGGACTATATTGCTTTACATTATCATATACTTGAAGTTGCATAAAGTCTTTATCACTAGATAAGATTAGAATCTCTTTCTCATACTGATTATACTTATGCACTATAGTACCAATGATATCATCAGCCTCAGCACCTTCAATCATAAGAGTTTTATAAGGAAAGTTATCAATGAGCTCTTGACGTACAGTAGATAGAGTATTAAACATAGTATTCCAGTCTACACCAGAAGCTTCTCTATCTTTTTTACGACTAGCTTTGTAGTAAGGAAAGACATCGCGTCTCCAATACTTTTTACTATCACAACAAATAACCATCTCACCATACTTATCCGCAAACTTATTACGGTTAAGACGGATAGTATTTAAGATCATATGTCGAAGTAAACCCTCATCAAGAGGAATGTTGGTATGATTACCAACTTGCGTCATAAAGTTACTTATAACGACTTGGTTGAAGTCTACAAGTAGCACTATATTTCTCCAGTTTCAATTTATTCATCATATTATTGTATTATAAAAATAAGCAGAGTGCAACTGTTTTATTCATCTTCTTCTATATCAAACTCGCTATCAGCAATCAAATCTTCTGATTTATCACTGAGTTTTTGTAAAGGATGTTGTACACCAATATTGCGTAATAAACACGCTCTTAATGTTTCCATGGTAAAAATATAATCATACATAAATTTATCATTATCTACATCAAATCCATGCATAGCGAGTTTATTAATTAACTGAAGCCCGTAATGATCGGTAAGACGGTCAACAAAGACTGTCTTATTTTGTTTTATGCGTTTAAAATCTTCAACCGGATCATTAGTATTTGCCGGACTAGTTTTTTTATGCTGTCTGGGAAACTGTAAAACATTATTAGCCATACAGCTATTTATAATAGTCATTATCCATTTCTTTTGTCCATTCACACCCTAGATCTGAATAATAAACTCCTACAGATCTTTTTACCATACCTTGATATTTACCTGTATGATGGTAAGCAAGAGCAGCACATTTCATTTTCATTTTATTCTGTTGATATTCACCATAGAATAAATCCATCCACTCACCATTACGTAAGTAGTTTTCCATATTTTTAACATATCCATCACATTGATAGAACTTAGCTAATGCACCTTTAGTATTAACTCGTACTTGCTTTTGATATGATGAGCGTAAATCTTTTTGAGTTTTAATCCATTCGCGTACGTTTTTTAAACTCAAAGGATCATTATCAGGAAGCGTTAACATTTGGATGTATAGCGCTATTTTTAGGTGGATTGATTTTCAGCTTCTTTTCACGAGCTGCTGCTAAACGCTCCGCAGCAGCTGCACGCTGCTCCGGAGTCATTGGTTTACGCTTCTTTCGAATCTTCTTTACTTGCAAGGACGCCACGAATTAACCCTTCCCATTCACCTACACGGTTTTGCCAAGAATAAAAATTATCTGTCCACATTTTCTGAAACTGTAATCTTGCTCTTGTTTTTTCTTCGTCATTTTTATATAGTTCAATCACTTTACCGAGAACATTAGCAAAAATATTAGCATGTTGCTGAATATCTTCATGATATTGATAATTAAATGCAAAGTTGCCAGTTGTTTCAGGTAAAGCAGCATAGTTAGGACAAACAACACCACAAGCAGCACTCATTGCTTCAATAGCAGCAATACAAGATGTCTCTTGCCAGATACATGGATATGCAAAAATATCTGCTCGTTTTAACGCTTCACGGACTTTATCGTTTGACTGATATCCATGATAAGTCATATTAGGATGTTCTCTAATACGATCAAATAACGCTTCATATGGTTCATCGCGCTGAGGCCATCCATAAGCTTTAAAACTTGAATAAACGTCTAAATGAATCTCGGGAAAGAATTTAGCTAAGTGCTCAACTACAGGTACTAGAATTTCTAGACCGCGATGAGGTGTTGTATGATAAATCAATCGAATTTTACCATCGTTAGGCTTTTTATGAGATTCAATTGGCTCTATAGCATTGCGTAATACAATTGCCTCGCTATGCGGAATTCCCATAGCAAGATTATATGTATTCCATTGCCAGTTAGATACAAAAACTAGCTTATCAAATCGCTTTCTACTTTCTTCATCTTTAAGATGAACTGCTTCTGGGTCGTTAAACAAATCGTGAAGCCAGAGAATGCTTGGGCGGTCTTCATCTACTTCTCGTACTCGAGAACAAATAATCTGAGCTTTATCTCTAATGTCAGGAGACAGTCTATCATATAGACCGTATTTCATTAACTCAGTACCACCCATAGCATTCTTTGATAGTTCATCTACAGTTACACCTGAGCTATCTGAACCTAAGCTGAAACCAACATCATCCGTTTCAGGCTCATTATTTACTAAAGTTAGTTTTGTAGTCATAATACCTCTTCAAAACATTGCATTGCTAATTGCTTTTCAACTCTGAAAGCTTCTTTCTCCCACGGAGAATCATCATATGAAGTATTTTCAGAGTAAATTACTTTCTTCCAGCGAATTCGGCCATCGTCTAATTGCTTCATCTCACCACGAGCATATTGCTTAAGATGAGTAAGCTCGTGGCAAAGAGTAGAAACAAAATCATATAAACGAAGGTTCTTATCAATTTCGATCTCGAATTCACGATTAGTATCTCCCATCATACAATAACCGTATGCTCCGTTAGTCATACATTTAGTTAACTTTACATCTATTTCTAACGTACGATAACGAGGCATCATTTTTTTAAGATACCATGCGATTACTCGTTGAGCCAGCTCTTTACGGTCTTTCTTACCACCGATCACTTCTACACAGTTCATATACATATCTCCTCAGATAATACATATATTATATGAACATCCGAATCATAGTGCAACTGTTATTTTTCTCAAGAAAATCAACTAGTTAGCGGTTTCCACATAAGATAAACTGTGTTTATCACCGAGAACTTTATCTAAAATGTTAAAACTAATAGTTATTCTCTCTTCTGCATCATTGTTAGACTCAACTACAAAATGTTTTAAATATGATGGAAAAAGTACTAAAGTATTAGTACATTTCGAAACTATATTTTGATCTGACCAATACGGAAGTGCTTGATCATTATTTAGTTGTAGAACATCTTGATGATATTCAATCTCTGGTTGAAAATCTGATACATTATCATTCAGAAAAGCAGTTTTACCTGCATTTTCAGATACCTTTAGATAAAAAACACCGCTTATCATAGAATTTGGATGTCTATGAGGTTGAATTGTTCCATAACCTATAGATCTATTAGCCCACATATTTAAAATATATAAATCATTTGCTTTCCTGTGTGTCTCATAAAGCATTCTATTAGCATAATCTAATATTGTTTCTGATAAACTCTTAAAAATTTCTAATTTATGCAAGTCTCTATTTAATGTTTGCCATATACCTGGTGTATTACCAGGAGGACCATACCATTCTTCATTATTTGTTAAATATTTTATCATAGCTAGTGAGTCAGTTTCGTTTATATCTAATTCATCACATATAGAAGGAACAGCAAACAAAGGTTCAACAAGCATTAATCTATTTTGTTTAGATTTATACATATTAATTCCAATACTCGTTTTGTTTGCCAATGAAAAGATCTGAATCTCTTGATCTTCCTTCATTCTTACGCGGACCTTTCATATGATCCATATACTCACCTAAAACACTATTAATGAATACATGTTCATAATCTTTACCCCAAGGTGATAGATTAATGTTTTCTATAACACCGTTTTTCTCGTAGGTTTTTCGAATCTTGTCAAAAACAAACGAGTCATGCCATTGCTCTAACTCAAACACTTCATCATTTTCGTATAGATGTCTCCATACATTCATAAACGGAATATTAGCTGGATGATTAAGATTATAAATTACAAAACCGCATTCACTATAATTATTTTCTCTACCAAGATAAGTTAAATACTTGTTTGGATCAACTAGAGAGCTAAGAAATTTGTGTGTTACATTCGTATGGGTAAATGTGTCAGCATCAATCCAGATAAGATAATCAGCATCAGAAGTTACAGCAGCATGTAAAATACTAAATGTTTTATATGCAAACCGAACAGCACCTTTATGAAGCTCTAAAGAATTTTGCTGATCTGGTCTATTTTTATGTCGATCAACAAAAGCTTTACATCCTGGTTCATGCATAAACAATGGTTTAAGTTCTACATTAGTTGATGACCCTACATTAAGATTGTCTTCATGATAAATTTTTAAATTAATATTTATAGGCCATCTATCCATCCAGCTTGCTAACATTTTATATCCTATTTGATCATAATAGGATCTGTTCATAGATGTAACACACTCAAACTTCATTA